TGGCATGCGTACTGGTTACGTAATGCTGAATACGCGAAAATGACCCGTCCGAGGCGAACATTTTTGCCAACGTGTTTTCGAAGGTTCCAGTTCCCGCGACGCCGTGTGCAGCACGCAAGATGATCGCCTCTCCGGGATCGCCCGACGTTGTGCGGTTAACAAAGTCGATTACGCCGCTGTAAGAAGACCCGCGATAATCTGCCGCGTAAACGATGCGTGAATCATCACCCGCCGCCACTGTCCCCGCAGTTGCGCCGACATTACGTGTCGCGGAGTCACCCAGGCCAAGATTTGTACGTGCCGTGGACGGCGTGGTGGCACCTGTTCCGCCATTCGCCACCGGGATAACACGGGAGTCAGTGAAAATTTCCTCAATATGGTAAACCCTGGCACCGACCGGCCCACGGAAAATCCCCTGATAAATACGCCGTGACAGTCCTGCGGAATAGTATGTCGCGGTGAAATGCATCCACGCATTTCCTGTGCTGGCCGTGACATCACCCGATACGTTAGTCACATTCAGGGCAAACGTCCCTGCCGTGTAGGTATCAAGTGGCGAAGGCGCGTTCAGCCAGTTGGCGGCATTTAACTGATAGGCTGCGCCGTTAACAAAACTGAAGGTTTGCCAGTCCAGATTACTTAATGTGCTGTTGGGTATCCCGATCCCTAAATCATACAGCGCCTTTGCCCCTTGCTGTTCCCAGGGAGACCATGTTGTCCCTGACAGTGTGCGCTGCCAGGTTCGGTTAAGGTTTCCCGCCCCGCTTGCTATCGTGGTGAAGCGCTGCAACAACGAATTTGCACTGCTCCTGAGAATTACTTCACAGATACCTGTTGAGATTACGGCCTGTCCCGGCGCTACCGGACCGTTTATCGTGCCGGTTGTACCATCAGTAACAGACCATATGCCGGGAGTAACCAGTGAGTTAAGATCGCCCGTATAAAATCCGGGGCGCGAATTCACGCCGACCAGGCTCCAGTCACTCCACGGCCCGTCCACTCCGTTCCATGCGCCATTCAGCGAGCGGACATAAACGTTGCCGTTCATCGATACCGTATAGCGCTGCATACCTCCGTAGCGTCCGCCAGCAAACACTTCCAGAATCCCCTGCCCGTTGTCCTCCGGGAACCCGTACGCGGCAGTGGTGTTGGTATTTGATGAGCGGTTCCAGGTCCCGGTAACATCGGGCGTCGGTCCGTATGCATTCAGGTTTGCTGCAGCGGGCAGGTTTCCGCGCCACTGCTGAGAGGAACTGACCAGACCGGCCATTTTTGCCCTTTTGCCCATGACGGACCCGGAACCTTTGTGCCGTCCGGCAGGGTGATGTTGATATCTCCGGCAGCAGAATAAAATGATTGCCAGTTAGCTTTGTCATTATTCATCCCGCGCATTGCAGCAGTCGTCTGCGCCACCAGGTCAGCCGTGACCTGACTGAGCACCTTACGGGGCACCGCTGCCCAGGCTGCACCCGTGGTGGTTGGTCCGGTGAACGGGCTGACCAGAGTAGCGGCTGTATTACTTGTGACGGTATCAACCGGAAGGGTGTACAACACGCCGCCGATTGTCGCGGTAATGAAATCGCCCGGTTTTAAATCCGTGGTGAATAACGTACTGGTACCAACAACCGCCGTGGAGTTACTGGTAAGTTTGAGAGTTCCTGCGGACATAATGTCTCCTGATTACAGGCAATAAAAAACCCGCCGGAGCGGGTAAGTTTAAGCTGTTTGCGCGAATGAGCCGGAGCCGCGCAGTATTAACATGGTCGGCGAAGACAGTGAAGAGCTGCCTGCGCCGCCAGGCACCCCCGTGGAGCACGATACATTTATGACTCTTTCAGTGGTGCGGATACTGTGTATGCAGCATGATGTGGTGCTGCCCCCTCCGGGGGATTGCAGATGGAAGGTTCTGGAGCTGCCATTTATGTTGATGACCGCCGACGCCCCTGCGGATGTGCCGTTCTGACCTGTTACCGTGACATTCATCATGACCACCACTTGTTTCGACAGGTTGAATGTGGCGCTATCAACATACTGGAAAGATCGCACATAGTTTTGCGGGGCATCATCAAATACCATGCCGTTGGCCACGTCGCCGATAAAGCTGCTGGCTTCCACCGTCCCTGTAAATTTGCCTCCGCTGGCGTACACAGTGCCTCTGAACTCACCATCAGTCGCATAAACCGTGCCCCTGAAGGAGCCGGATTCGGCATAAACGGTTCCCCT